CAGTTGGGTTAACAGGACTAGAAATAGGAGCTGGACCAACTACGTAAGCTGGGAAACTATTGTTTGGCGCTGTTAAGTTAGATGATAAAAGTCTTCCTATTTTACCTTGTGCTACTCTTTCTATTTCAGTATAAGTCTTTGGTGGACCAGTTTTCACGACTTCCATTTTTAAAAGAGTGTACCAATCATTAGGAAGTGTAAATTGACCCGTGGCCACATGAGTTAAACTGCTAGAGACAGTGAAGATGTCAAGTACTTCCTCCATTTCTTTAACGATATCAGCGTAGTTTTCACCTGACATTCTTTGATTCTGCTTTTTCTTCCAGTTAGCTAGACTAAAAAAATACCCCTCAAATACTTCTAGTTGAGCTTGGTTCGCAAATAAGTTAAATTCTTCTGGTGTTAAGTACCCGTTGTTGTTCTTGTTTAGTATAGATAGTACGGTATTTCTTACCTCGTTGATCATCGAAAGCTATTTCCCACAAAGATAAGCAAAAAAAAAGAGCCCCACTTGGAGACTCTTATAGTATTTGTTTTGGTTTATAGTTAGCCTATGCTAATTCCAATAACTTTGTAATCCAATAAAACTGGCTCTGGAGCTACATCAGTCCATGAAGTTATTAAAGCTTCTTCCATTTGCTCTTGTACTTGATCCCTCATAGACTCACTTCCAGCGGTAACTGGCGTGTGAACTAAAGTAATCAAATCAACTGCAGCAGGACTATCATAAGCAATGGTAGTTGTGCTTGTGCTAAGTTGCTCTATTAATCCTACGTCACCTATGGAAACTAGTTGATTATTGTAAGAGCTACCTGAATGAATAAAAAATGCCTTCCCTGAAACTATTGGAGCTGTTCCACCATCTAAAGCATTTAAAGTAAGATTGTTGTTATCTATTTTACTAGCAACTACAAAATACTCATTATCTGTAGATTGATGAACAATATCACCAACAGAAACACTAGAAAAAACATCACCAGTATCCGTTAAGTCTGCTGACCCAACAGGAGTGACTGATGTTCCATTCATTATTAAGCTATATACGGGTACGTTTAAAAACTTCTCCATATCTTAAGCTATTCCGATTCCGCTTACCGCTTTTGGCATTACTAGGTCAATAGAAACATTAGTCCATCTTTGGCTTAAAATGCTAACTACTCCGTCTTGAATAGCATCTCTCATTTCTTCGTTTCCTGAAGCTGCTGTTGCGTGAGTAATACTTGTTACTTTTCCTCCTCCGTAAAAAATCTTTACTACAGTTGTAGAGAATTGTTCGATTAATTTAATGTCGTTAGCTGAGACAAGCTGACTTTGCTCCCCAGTAACTGGTATACTTAAAAACTTTTGCATTGTTTAAAAAATTAAGTGGTTAATAAAGAGCAAAGATAACTTATTTATTTTACTTTCTTTTCCAGTAATTCAAGGACTTCTAACCCATCATCTGTTTTAAAGTAAGATATTAATGAACGCTTATGGTCTTCACCAAACGGAACAGTAATGATTCTTTTCTTATTTTCTTTCAGATTGTAATAGATTTCTCTCTTTTGTTTTCTAAAAGTAATAATGCTTTGACTAAACGCTTTAGTAACTAATTCTTCTAGCTCTAAGTCTGAATCATCTAACATTTCTAAAAACCCTTCTGGATCTTCTCTAGCGTATAACAATACATCCCTTTTGAGCTCATTAGTTTTTATCTTGTCAACTCTAGAACCCATAAGAACTCTACCTATCATCTCTAGTTTAGCTAAAGGTAAATCGGATGCTGCTTTTAAAGCTTCTATTTCTAAGTTTAAATCTTCTAGATCATCTTGAGCGTCACGTTCTAAATCTACCTCTTCGTAAAGAGTACCATTTAAAGGGTGTAATTCTAGAAATTGCTGCAATAAAGTATCAGATCTTTTAGTCGATAAAAACCCATCTTCAAATATAATAGGCTCTATTAATACATTTTTATCTTGCTCGTCTTCGAAAATAGACTTTTGGTTTTTGGCATATCTCATTGCCCTGTTGATTCCCTTTTCTTCATCGAAATATAATAAAGGGTTACTAGCTGAGTGAGTTGAATTAATCATTGTGGAGATAGGTGTCTTATCTGCCTTTAACCTATACATCCTGTCTTTTAATACTTGTTTTTTCATTTGATTTAATTTAATTATGTAAATAATAGGGGGCCGAAGCCCCCATATATAATTGTCTTTTTTATCCTTTGAACAATACAAAGTTGTTTGCACCCATAGTACATAACGCTCTTTCAGATAAGAAGTTGACTTCCATCGCATCTAAATCTGAAGTAGCAGCACCACCAGCACTACCAGTCATCCACGTCTTATATCTTCTGTCTTCAGTTTCTGAAGCTCTATATCTTACGTGTAAGAATGGTCTCTTAGCATTTTTTCCTAAGATCTGATCGTATACTGAAGTAGAACCAGCTGGCACTAAAGCACCGCTTACTTTTCCACCATCAATACCACCTCTTAAAGTAGCATCGTTTAAGTATTTCCAATCTGACTTATAGAAATCATAACCTCTTCTGAATCCTTTGAATCCAAGGTTAAGTGCCATTTCTTCGTCATTGTCAAACAATCCGTAAGAAGTACCACCTGCACCGTAAGAGTTTTGAGCAGCTAACATGTCATCAATTGCGAAAGAGAAATTTCTATCAACAAAGATTACATTTTCCTGAATAGCACCTTGCTTGTCTAACCTTTTGATTATAGTATCAAATGCAGCTAAAGTAGTTGGATAACCACCTGCCCATACATTTCCTCTAGCTTCAATAGCTTCGAACATTCCTTCAGTACCTTGGCTACCTAAATCACTATCAGCACCAGTAACTGGAGCTAAAGCTTTTACACCTGATCCTGCAACAGCATCAACACCTTCGATCATAGACATTTCTAAATAGTCTTCAAATCTTAGTCTTGTTTCGTGCTCAGACTTTAAATACCATAAGTATCCAGTAGCTCCATTTTCAGTAGTTACTTCAACCCATCCAATTTGAGCCATGTCAGAACCAGAAACAACATACTTGTCTTTGATAATAATAGGCTTGTTAGATAAGAAGATGTCTTCAGACTCTAAAGAACCAACCATTCCGTTAGCACCTTTTTTGAATTCAGAACCGTATACGAAAATAGTAGCCGTTCCTGCGTTCATTCCTACTGCTTGATTTGCTTCGTAGTAAGCTACTTCAAAAGCATCAGCTGTACCAGCAGCTGTACCAGCACCAACGGCTGTTACGATAGCTTTATTTGAAGTTGATCCACCTTCTAAAGAAATGAAAAGTGTTTGACCTACTCTAAAGTTACAAGCTGCAGCACCTGCAGTTATCCAAGGAACGTTAGTTGCAGCAGTAGCACCATCAGCTCCTGTTGTAGTACAACCTTCGTACTTTGTGTGTAGTCTACCTTGCTCTGCCCATTTGATAAGGTCTGAGTTAGTAGGCATTTCAGCTCCCACCATTCTTAGGAAAGCTGCGATTGTTCTGTTACCGTATCTTTCGAATTCTTTTTCGTAAGTGTCTGGTAAATACTGATTCAAAAAATTGAAATCAGTGATATAATTACTTGGCAAAGTTGCCTTTACCGAACTGGGGGTTAATGCAACTCCACCAGCGTTTAATGATCCTGCCATTGTTTTTGTTTTTAGTTGTTAGTTTTTGTTTTTGTTACTTTTTATTCTTAATCCAGAACCACTACTACTACTAACTGCTGAAACTTTAAAACCTCCACTAGACACCGATTGAGTTGCGTTACGAATACCATTCATGTCAATGTTCTTACTTTCCTTAGTTATGTCATTTACTGCATCAGACTTACCTTGCTCATAAAAGAACTTGGCAAATGAATCAGGGTGCATAGCTAATGAAAGTGACTTATGATACGAAGCGGCATCTTTTAAGTAACCTTCCTCACTCAAGTGTTTCGATATGAAGTTATTGATGTCTGCTTGTGACTCTTTTAATTTATTTGAATCAGCAGGTTTGTATTTCATTACCTTGTCATTTAGCTTAAATTCGAAACCTTCGAAATTGTTATTAAATAACTCATTGGTTTTTTGTGAGAAATACTCAGACCTCTTGTTTTGCTCAGTTAACGTTTGTTGTGTTTCCTTCTTACTTGTTTTATAAGCGTTAAAATTCTCTAACTCCTCGGCAGGTATAAAATCTTGTGTTGACTCAACTTTCGTCTTATAGGTCTCCTTTAGATTGTTAAAGTACTCTTTGGCTTTTGCAAGTTCTTCCTTTTTTGCTATTTTTCTTTTTCGAATAACTGGAGCTTCATCTACTTCTTCATCGTATGCAAATCTTTCACTAAGTTCAAAATCGACATCATCTGAATCTAAATGAGGCTTCTGTTGTTTCCAAAATTCAAACAGCAACTGGTCTTCGTCCATGGAATTAACATCCTTGTTTAATCGAATGAAATCCTCTAACCCTCTTCCAGTTTCCTTTTTATAATTTAAGTAGTTTACTACTTCTTCAGGAACCTCTGGAGAGTTATTACGTTTAGAAGTTAAATCGTCTAATGACGACACTTCCTCACCATATCTGTTTCCAATAAATGAAAGAACTTCCTCCTCTGTTAAAGAAGGTTTCTCTTCTACTTTCCCCTTTACTGTCTCTTCTACAGGTGTTTTAACTTTGGTTTCTTCACTTACAACTGGTGTTTGTGCTGGAACCTCTGCTGTTTCTACTGTAGTCTCTTCTTGAGCTTGACCTGCTTTTTTTAGTAGATCTTCTTCTCTTTCAGCTACTGATTTTTCTTCAGCACCATCCAGGGCTCTTACTTTTATA